TCTGGATCAGGGTATCATCATCCTCATAATCCACCCGGAGATAGTTCTTCATTTCTTCCAGCGTCACCATCATCCTCACCTCCAGTTAAAGAGAGGAGCATGAAAAATCCATGCCCCTCCATTCAGTCATTAAAATCAGGCACCGGCCTTCTGTGCCAGCACCTTGATGGCCTCCGGCAGTACCAGCTTGCCGTCCACCCTCTGGGAGGCAAGGAAGCCCACCTGACCGGTTGCCGCATACAGCTCGTTGAGGCGCTTGAAGGAACGTCCCTGTCTGTCTGCGATCCAGTAGTAGGAAAAATCACCGAAGGCCACGGTTTTCGCATCCGCTGCAATGGCAGGCATATAGGCAGACGTCCTTACCGGCTTTCCAAGGAGCAGGTCAGGTGCACCGGCGGTAAGGGAAGGCTGCCACAGGTACTGGCCCTGGTTGTCCTTCAGCTTGCGGATTGCCTTGATGGTAGAGTCGTTTAACACCCACACGGCGTTTCTGCGGTAAGGTGCCTTCAGGGAGTAAAACAGGTCGATCAGCTCATCGGCAGTGATGGCCGTGGCAGACGCCGCAGTCACCCCGGTTTCCGCTCCGCCGGTGGCCGCCAGAACGCCCAGAGGCTTGCCGGAACCATCACCGGTAAAGAAGGCTTCCTCCTCCTTGGCACCGATCCTTCTGGCAAACTCACGGGAGATGTAGGCCTCCAGATCAAAGACGCTGTCATTTAAAAGCTCCTCGGATACCTTGATCATGGTGCCCACCTTGTAAGCCCCGATGGATACCTGACCGAAGGAATCATCGCTCTCCAGATAAGCCCCTTCCTCGTCAATCCAGGAAGCAGTGCCCTTGGTGGCCACCACAGGGATCTTCCGGTCACCGCTGGAAGTGCGGATCACCTTGGCCAGCTGACGGAACACGTTCTCTTCCTCTAGCGCCTCTACCAGGGTACGCTCGTACTCATCCGGTACGAGATACCCGCCCTCGGAGTCCGTGCCGATCTGCAGGGCATTGACCACCTGGGGCATGGGAGTCTTGGAACGCATCATGTTCCAGAAGTTCTGGCGGTACTCATCCGAAGCACGCCCGGTCTTTTCCTTTCCCAGGCTTCCCGCAGCCGGACGTCCGATCAGTGGCATGTTCACCGGCTGGGACAGTTCCTTTTCAAAGGCTTCCTGACGCTCCAGTCTGGAAATCTCCTTCCCCAGATCCGTGATCTCCTGTTCCATCCTGCTGTAAGAAGCGTCGTCCTCTGCGGACAGCACACCCTTCTCATTTCTGTGGGAATCCAGGAATGCCTTCGCCGCTTCCCACGCCTTTGCTCTCTTTTCTCTAAGCTCTAAAATCGTCATAATCAAAATCCTCCTATCGTTTTAAAAGGTTCAGCCGTTCCATCAGTTCATCCACGGTACGGCCCGTATCCGGCTCTGCCGGTTTCTTACGAGTGACACACTTAGCGGCAATCTTATCCATCAGGGAACCCCTCACAGCCGCCTTGGAATACAGCATAGTGACCTCCGGCGCCTCCATATCCTCCGGTGTCTCAGCCCGTTCCAGGATTCCATCGGCAAATCCAAGCTCCACCGCCTTATGGGCATCCATCCAGGTCTCCGCATCCATCATGTGGGACAGCTTCGTCCTGGATAACCCGGTCTTGATCTCATAGGCATTGATGATGGAATCCTTCACGCTTCCAAGCATTTCAATGGCCTTCTGCATCTCCGCCGAATCACCCCAGGCAATGGTAGCCGGATTATGGATCATCAGCATCCCCACCGGAGAGATCAGCACCTTGGTGCCTGCCATAGCAATCACACTTGCCGCAGAGGCGGCAATGCCGTCAATCTTCACGGTCACATCATGGGGATAATCCATCAGCATGTTGTAAATCTGGGCAGCCGCCACACAATCGCCACTCGGACTGTTGATCCAAACAGTGATGTTTCCGCTTCCTGCCATCAGTTCCTCTTTAAAAAGAGCCGGCGTGACCTCATCGTCATACCAGCTCTCTTCCGCAATCGTCCCATTCAGGAAAAGCACCCTCTCAACCACCTCTTCGCCGGAAGCCTGGTCCCTGATCCTCCTGCTTTTCCAGTTCCAAAACTTCTTCATCCAAATCCTCCTCCTTTCCGCTGTCATAGCCCGCCGCGAACAAGCCGGCATCCTGCAGCTTCGTCATGTTACCGTTGATCAGATACAGATCGCCGCCTTCCTCCGCCGGGATCCGGTCCAGATTTTCCAGTTCCCGGATGTCATTGGCGCTCATCCAGCCGTTCTGCCTTGCCGTGGCATAGCCGTTCATCCGACTCTGGTAATCGCCCCGCAGAAGGCCGTCCACGTTGAACTTAATGAAATACTGCGACTTTTCCTCCCTGGTCAGAAGGGAACGCACCATGGACTGCTCCCACCGGGACACCCAGGGATCCAGCGTGTACTTCACAAACTCCAAAGACTGCTGCTCGATGTTGTTAAAGCTGCTCTTCTCCAGATCGCCGATCATGTGAGGCGGCACCCGGAAGATTCTTGCGATCTCATCCAGTTGGAACTTCCTCGTCTCCAGGAACTGTGCCTGCTCCGGAGAGATGGAGATCGGCGTGTACTTCATCCCTTCTTCCAGCACCGCCACCTTGTTGGCGTTCCCACTGCCTCCAAAGGTAGCCTGCCAGCTTTCCCTCACCCGGCTGGGATCTTTTATCGTCCCCGGATGCTCCAGCACTCCGGAAGGCGCCGCTCCGTTGGCAAAAAACTTCGCCCCGTATTCCTCACAGGCCATCGCCATGCCGATAGCATTCTTCGCCATTGCAATCGGTGAATAACCGACCAGCCCGTCAAATCCAAGTCCCGGAATATGCAGCACCTCATATGGGGAAAGCCGCACCACGGAACCCTTCATGGTCGGCGCGTCATCAGAGCTTAAGGTGTATTCATAATACAGCTGTCCTTTTTCATCCCGGTCCACATACATCCGGTCCGCCATCAGCGGGTACAGGGCGATCACCTCGCCCCTTCCGTTCCGGATGATCTGGGCGTAGGCGTTGCCCCACAAAAGCAGGTGCGTCATCAGCGTTTCCCGGAACACGAAAGAAGTCATCTCCGGGTTCGGCTCATCATGGAGCAGGAAATAAAGGGGATGGTCTACCGCTTTTTCCTTCCCGCCGTCATCGGTATACCGGTAAAACTGCAGGGGCAGGCTGGCCACCGCCTCCGACAGGATCCTCACGCAGGAATACACTGCCGTCATCTGCATGGCCGTCCGTTCATTCACCCGCTTCCCGGAAGTTGAATTTCCCAGGAAAAAGCTGTAACTGCTGCCGGATGTCCGGTTCTCCGGCTTATCCCTGCTCCTTCCAAATCCAAACAAACTTAAAATTCCCATGAAAACCTCCTGATCCTGTCAAAACACCAGCAGTCCTCTGGTATCGTAAACAGATTCCTTTGTATCATTCCCGCACCGGATCGCCCGGTCCAGACCCATGATCGCCGCAATCGCGCCGTCGATCTTCTCCGTAGACTTCTCCTTATCCGCCTTGATATTCCCTGCCGGATCGGTCCGGATAAAGATGTTGTCCATCATCCACCGCAGCACCGGATGCCCGCCATGGGCAAGCCTCTGCTCCAGCGTCAGCTTCATCAATTCTTTGGTCGGGGGACTCATATCCTTAAATCCCTGCCCGAAGGGAACTACAGTAAAGCCCATGCCCTCCAGGTTCTGTACCATCTGCACCGCGCCCCACCGGTCAAAGGCGATCTCCCGGATGTTGAACCGTTCCCCCAGACACTCAATGAATTTTTCAATATATCCGTAATGCACCACATTTCCTTCTGTAGTCTGCAGAAATCCCTGCCGCTCCCACACATCATAAGGAACATGATCCCTCCGTACCCGCAGATCCAGTGTTTCCTCCGGGATCCAGAAATACGGAAGCAGCTGGAACTTATCCGTCTCATCCAATGGCGGAAACACCAGCACAAAAGCTGTAATGTCTGTAGTAGAAGAAAGGTCCAGGCCGCCGTAGCAGACACGCCCTTCCAGTTCCTCTTCATTGACCGCAAAAGCACACTGATCCCATTTTTCCATCGGCATCCAGCGCACCGCCTGCTTCACCCACTGGTTCAGCCGCAGCTGCCGGAAGGAATTCTCTTCCCCCGGATTCTGTTTGGCAGACTCGCAGGCCGCTTTCACCTTATCGATTCCCACCGTGATATCCAGGGAAGGGTTGGCCTTCTTCCAGACCTTCGGGTCCGTCCAGTCATCGCTCTCATCCGCCCCATAGATCACCGGATAGAACGTTGGATCGATCTTCCTGCCCTCCAGAATATCCTTTGCCTTCTGATGCGTCTCATAGCAGATGGAATTGGTATCCGTCCCGGCTGTGGTAATCAGAAAATACAAAGGCTGCATCCTGGCGTCACCGCTGCCTTTTGTCATGACATCAAACAGCTTCCGGTTCGGCTGGGTATGCAGTTCATCAAAGACCACGCCGTGAATGTTGAACCCATGCTTGCTGTAAGCCTCCGCGGACAGCACCTGATAAAAACTGTTGGTCGGCTGATAGATGATCCGCTTCTGGGAAGCCAGGATCTTCACCCTCTTATTGAGGGCCGGGCACATCCGCACCATATCCGCCGCCACTTCAAAAACAATGGACGCCTGCTGCCGGTCCGCGGCGCAGCCATACACTTCCGCCCGTTCCTCACCGTCTCCGCAGCAGAGCAGGAGGGCCACCGCCGCGGCCAGTTCCGATTTTCCCTGCTTCTTGGGAATCTCAATGTACGAGGTATTAAACTGCCGGTAGCCGTTCGGCTTGATGGTACCAAACACATCCCGGATGATCTGCTCCTGCCAGTCGATCAGTTCAAAGGGCTTCCCGGCCCAGGTGCCTTTGGTATGGCACAGGCACTCAATAAAGTTCACGGCAAAATCTGCCGCATCCTTATCGTAAACAGAATCCTTCGCCCGGAACCTGGTCGGTTTATACTTTTTCAGTTTCCGCATCTTCATCCCCATCACCGCCTTTCAGCCACTGCCGGTACACCTGCTCGGAGATCTTCGCCATCATCACCGCGGCACGCTCATCCCGCAGATGTACTGGACGCTCTGGCCCATAAAATCATAATCCTGCGGGAAGGTCTGGCAGCTGATGATATCCTTATCTGTCATCAGCAGGCCGTCGCACATCCGGTAAAGGCTGCTGCCGGAAACAATAGTCTGCACCGGTTCCTCATCCCTGTTGATCGGGGTGGAAAACCCGTTGTTCTTCACCTTCCGCACCCGTTCATTGATATCAGCGATACAGCGGTCTGTCGGAATCCGGTATTTCAGAAGCTTTGCCTGAAGGCTGTTCTCATCCATCGGCTTTCCATAAGGTTCCCGAACCTCCCCAAACGGAATCGGTTTTGAGTGGAAGCTCATGAATAACTTCGGATACTTCAAATCTTTCCGGTGGGCAATAAAAAAGACGCGCTCCCTTTTCTGAGGCACGCCCATCCTCGCCGCATTGAAGAGGAAAATCTGCACTGCATAACCGGCATCGTCAAATCCTTTCACGATCTGATTGACCCAGCCCTTTGCATTTCCGACGATGATTCCCTTCACATTCTCGGCGATCACAACCTTCGGCTGCAGCCGCTTCGCTGCCGCGATAAAATAAAGAAACAGGTCATCCAGCCGCTGCTTTGCCTGCCCTTCCCGGAATACCTTTTCCGTGTTCCAACCTTCTTCCCTTACTCCGGCTGTGGAAAACACGGAACAGGGCGGCGAACCATCCAACACATCCAGATGGAACAGTTCCTCCGGAATCTCATGATCCGGCAGCTTTACAAAGTCCCGGATATCCATCAGGAAGCTGTACCTCGGATGATGGTTGGTCTTATACACCT